TTGAGTTTGCCAAAAGCCCTCTGTTGCTATTTTGTTTAATTTTTCAGCAGACTTTATGCCTACTTGTGAGGCTAATAAGCCTGCTGTTTTACCTTCAAATACTAAAGCGTATTTAAGGGTGTCCATTTCCTCTTTGGTATAATTACCGAGGGCTGATACGTCAAATGCCATTGTCTTTTATTTTTAGTTTTTTATAAGTTACTTTTTGTTTGCTGCAAACTTTTGTGCTGCTGCCGCCATACGCTCTATGGCAGTTGCTTTCTCGCTCTGTATTTGTTTGCTGAATGATGTTTTGGTTGGTTTGTCAGCCGGTGCCGATGGGTCTTCAGCTAACTTTTCAATAACAGCAAACATATCTTTGATAAGTGCTGATTGTGCTGCTAACTCTGTTTTAAGGTCTTTAACCTCATTTTTGTTAATGTTAGCTAAGGCTGTTTGAATGGCAGCTTCTACGTCTTCCATTTTAACGGGTTGGCTTGCTTCAACTTCAACCTCAACTACAGGCTCGCTTTCTGGTACTTTAATGTCGGTAACAAAACCACCCTCGGTAGTTACTAATGTGCCGTCTTCAAGTTCGTGGGTTGCATCTTGTGCGGCTTCTATTTGTCCGCCTGCATCAATAACATTTAGCTTAGTGCCAACGTTAAGTTCGCCCTCGTATTGCACGATAGTACCGTCTTTTAGCTTTGCCTCCATAAACTTATGTTCAGCGTTTAGCTTTAATTTAATGCGTTCAATAACGCTTTTGATGTCTTGTGTTAAACTCATTGCTTTTTTATTATTAAAACCATTAAAATTAAATGTGTGCCATTAGGTACTCCAAGTCTATTAGTTCTTTCCTCAATTCCTCTAATTGTTCAACTTCTACATCTTCTATTTTTATATGGTTGAATATGCCTTCTACCGAAAAACCTTTCATTTCTCCCGACTTAATTTTCTCCCATACGTCATTATTGTTCACTTTGAAAGAGCCTACCCAACTACCCTCTGGTAAGTCATCAAACGACATTCCTCTTTCTTTATCTACTATAAGGCTTTCATACATAACAACTCCATCAACTAACTCCCCATTGTGTTGTAGGTTGACATTAGCCTGATAACCATTAGCAAAAAACCTTTGAACTATAGCTTCTATGGTTTGCGCATCAAACTGAACGTAGAACTCACGCCCTCCTATGTTTCGGTAGATAGGCATATCGGCAACCATCAAAGCCCCTGTTACTATTCGCCTATCCCCGTTCTCTGAAAATTTAAACTTAAAAGGCTTTTGTTCTGTAAAAGCCATAAACGTTTTTTCTATTGCCGGGTGGTCAACTATTGCAATTGCTTCAACTCCAGTTTCATCGTTAAAGTCATCAATGCATATTTTGTATAGTGGTAATTCCATAATATTAAAACTGTTTTTTTGTTTATAGTGCCATTAGATTGTTATAAGGGCTTTCTTTTTGTTTTGCTGAACGCCCATTTGGCTGTTGGTAATATCGCTTTCTACAACGTACACCTTAAAGTTTTCGCCCTCTTGTATTAAACCGCTTGTGTTGGATGGGGGTTGTATGCTTGGTGCATTAAACCCATCATTACCTTTCCAACTCATAGGCGAATTTGGCGCACCTCCACCTCCGCCAGTATCAGGGCTAAATTTTTGTGATGCTATTACTGCATATTGAGTTGCTATTGCTGCTGATGCTGAAATTAATGCTGCTGCTGTTGCAAAGCCACCATCAAATTTTGGCATTTGACCTATAATAGTAGCAATAGCTTGCGCCCCATTTATTGTTGTTTGTATTAAGGCTAATGCTTGCGCCCTTTTAAATGCTTTCTTTTGCGTTTCTACTGATAAAACTTCACCCTCTTTTAGCCCTCTCTTTTCGTTCTCTGTTATAATATTGTTTAAGGTGTTTAGTGAGTTAGCTGCTGCTTGTGCTAATTGAAAGCCAGCCTCTATATTTTTTCTCTTTTCTTCAAATGCTTGTTGTTCTGCTGCTGACCTTTCATCATCGGCTGCCCTTTCGGCATCACGCCTTTTCTGTAACTCCTCTTTTATCTTTAGTGTTGTTGCATCTTCAATAGCCCAAGCCTCATCACGCTTAACCCTTAGTAAACCTACAAACTCATCGTATTCTTTTTTTGCAGCCTCTTGTCGTTTTAATAACTCATCCTTTGATAATTGAGTTATATCCTCCTCATTTTTTGTTAATTTATCTAATAACTCTTTAGCACGTTTTTCAGCATCTTCCTTAGCCTTTTTGTCTAAATTGTTTTTATCAACTGTTGATTGGGTTTGCAAATCGGCTATCTTGTTATTAATATCAATTGCATCTAATAAAAGTTTTTGAGCTTGCTCAACTTTGTCTTTGCTAATTACAAATGGTACGTTTTTTTGTGCATCAATAATTTTTTTATTGCTTGCAAGTAAATCGGTAACATATCGGGTGGGAAACTTAGATAGCTGTTGATACGATACCGCTGTTGCTTCCCTTAAATCCTTTAGTCCTTTTATCTGGTCTTCATATGATTTATTTTGTAAGTCAGCAATAGTTTTTGCGGTTGCCCCTGATGACTTAGCTAAATCTATGTTTCGTTTGTTAGCTAAGTCCTTTTGTTCATTAACTAACTTAATTTGTTTTACGGTATCTTCATAAACCTTTATATTAGCTTCAAGCTGCATTTTCAAAGCCGCTTCGCTTTTGGTATGGTCATCTGTTTCTGATGTCCATTCTGATATTTTATAAATTAAGATACCCACACCAACAACTAACGCACCAATACCAGTTGCCAAAATAGCCCCCCTTAATGTATTAAGTGCTATTGATGTTACGCCTAATGCAGTCCTTAAAAGTATCTGTGCGCCAACTGCCGCCTTAGTTGCTAACGTATTTAAGGCTTGGTATAATGTAGTTGTTTTTATTGCGGCACTAAGAACAGTCCATTGCTTTTGAGCCTCTACTAAAGATTGTACACCCATAGCAATAGCACTTGCTGACTGTACCTTTAGCAATAGCTTTTCTACTTCTTCCGACTTAGAGCCTAACAAACCATATAAACCCGTAATAGTTTGAAAACCACCCGCCACCGCACTAATTAAAGTGCCAAACGCTTGAGCCTTTGCACCAGGGTCTAATGCATTAACCGCCTTGTTTACATCTCCTAACTTATCGGCTAATCCCGCAGCTTTGTTTAGGGCTTGGAAATACTCCTCCGTTCCCTCCTTAGCTTGCAGGGCTGCTTCTTTGGCTTCCCTTAGTTGCTGTTTTATGCTTTTAACTTTAGCCTCGCTATCGCCAGAACCCTCAACCTTTACTTTTAAAACTACCTCTTCCATTAGTATACGTTTACTTCTAATTGGTTAACAGCAGAACCTGCCTTTCTAAATATTATGTAATCTTCTTGTGTGCCATCTAACAGCGCAAATGTTGACGGGCTTGGGGTGTTAATATTTACCCCTGCACTAAATCTCAAATCGGTTATACTACCACTCTTTTTAAATCTAAAGTCTACCTCTGGTGGTGATAATATTTCTTGTATGTCGTAGCTTGTACTTGCCCCCGCTAATAAGAACCTACTTTGCAGGGTATACTCTGCGGGTATGGTTAATGTGTTAGAACTAAAAATACTTGCATCGTCTAAGTCTAATGTTACATCTCCCCTTAAATCTATAACGCTTGGGTTTTTAAGGAATAGCCCCGATTGTGTTATTGTTTGGTTGTATAGGTTTAATGCCGTAACATCACTCACTCCAAACTGAACGGTTACGCCTGATGAGTTTAATAGTGTTACGTTTTCATTATTACCCTCCAGTACATTGCTATCTCCAAATACAACAACACCGCTACTGTTAGCATACACCGTGTTATTCTCCCCCTCTATCATTATACGCAGACAGTTGGCGTGTACGCTATTGCCATCACCGTTTACCACTAACTGAACGGAGCTTGCATCTAAGAAACCGCCCTGCCCAAACCGTATAATCTTACCCGGCAACACCTCGCCTGTTAATGGCTTCCCATCCACAACAAAGCCCGGCTTAACCATTCCACCAATGCTGCTACCTATGCCACCAATAATTGTTTCTTTGGTTACTTGGAAACTTTGCCCGTCTTTAATCTTTAAAAACTCGCACTTGGTAAGTTGGTTGCTTAGTGGGTTGTAGTCTTCTATCTTTTGCAGACGTAGGTAGTACCCCTTAATAACATATATTTTGCGGAATGATAGAAACTCCACGTCTTCGGGTGTTAGCCTTAAATAGCAAGTAACTAACTTACTGTTGCTATCGGATAACTCTTCTATCATATCCTTGTAAAACTTATTGTATAGGCTGTTGCTTGTATACTCTAAGTTAGGAGGTGCTATGTATGCGTTATATCCGTAGAATAACTCGTTAGGGTTGCCCCAATTTAACTCTACGTCAGGGCTGTATGGGTTATCTAAATGCCCCGCATAAGGGTATTTGTTTAATATGTTGGCAACACTTGTAGGAACGTTTGAAGTAACTATGTAGCTTGGTGTGCTTGTTAGCAATCCACCCCAATACAGTATGCGTATGTTAGTAGCCTTACGTTGTATCGTGTTGTTCTGCTCATCAAACTGATAGATATGCGGAATGATACGGTTAGATTGCGTGTTGCCTACTAATGGTGTAGGGCTAAATATAACGTCAATCTTAGATTGGTTTTTGCTAAAGTCGTTATCTATAAACTTCTCAAACTTGCCGTAAACCTCATCGTTGTTTTTTTGGTACTTCTCATTATAGTAGTCTTTGTCCTCTTTGTAGGTAAACAAAAACGACTTGCTATCCAGTTCACCCATAGGGGTAATAACCATATCTTGGCTTTCATCTAACTTATCAGTCCAGTCTAATGTTTTGTTAGCACCCGATTGGTAGTATTGATAGCGTGGCTCTACTAATATGTTCTTAGGGTTGTCGGGGTCTACTTCTATGTAGAGGTTAAACATCCTGATAAACGAAACAAGTATATCCCTTAGCTTGGTATCGGCGGGGGGTAATGCATTGTTCATTAGCATTGTCATTCCCTCGCTGATAGTGTCGGTATCAACACCGTTATAGAATGTTGAATTAGCGGTTGCCCTTAATCGTGCCTCATCAAATACAACAACTGTACTAAATATGCCAACAAAGCCCGAATTTAAAACGGTTGTTCCGTTCTTTAATAGTTGTAGTTGGCAGCTTGCTACGTTGCCAGTCCATTGCAGTTTAACCCGAACTGTTACATAGTCGCCAACATCTAAGAAAGTATTGTTGGTTGATAGATTAGCATTATAAGTAGGTGTATTGCCTATATCAATTCCACCGCTAAAGTAATGCAGTAACAGCCCTATGTTTACGTTTAAATCATAGTACCCTGCATAAATAGCGGTAAACCTACCCGATGCAGTGTTGTAATTACCATTCGGGTCAAAGTTAGGTGATGTTGTATCATCATCAAATACTATTGTGCGGTACTGTATGCCCCCAAATATATCGCTGCTTTCATAATACCCGCTAAGGCTTGCCCTAAATGTCCTATCCTCTACATCGGCATTGGTTAGCCTTAACCCGTTACCGCTATATGGTATGATTAAAGATTTGAAGTAAGTATCGGTTATAAAGTCGGAGGTATAGGTATAACCCGCCAACTCCATTATTCTATCCCAATACTCCTTAGCAAAAATAGCGGGTACAAAATCGGTAAGCGTATAAAGGTTAGTTGCCGTCTGGTCGTAGTTAATCAAAGGGTAAACATAGCCCGTACCTATTGTGGGTGTCCAACTTGCCGAAACATTAGCATAAGTATATGCGTGGTCTAAGTCGCTAAAGTCTAAAGCTGATACGGTCTTATCCCCTAACTCTTGTATTAGCGTTGGCGTGTTACCTATTATCTGTACATCGTAATCTATAAAGTTAGTATCTTTTAAGTATACCCTTAGCAACTGCAAATCTCCCCTAAAAACAGAAACGTCATCTATCAGTAGTTCAACATCACTTTTAAGTGCCGGGTTAAACGTTCCGTCAATATCAATCTCAAATATATCGGTAAACAGTTCGTTGTTTAACTTAGTACCTGGGATGCGTATTGTCTTAGAATAGTTGCCCTCCCTTGTTTCGGGCTTGCGTATATCCGATATTGAATAGTTTAACGATACAGGAACGTCATCTAATAAGTCTAACTGCGCCCACTCGCTTAGGTGGTTTGGCTTTATAAATATCTTAGTAACCATTAGTAGCGTTGCATTTGGTTGGTGTAGCTTGTTTCAAAAGTAACCGTTAGGTTGAAGGTCATATCCGTTAACGCTTTCTTAGCTATGTAGCTTACATCGGTTATGTTAATGGCTATAAGGTTGCCGTCTTTCTCCCAAAAGATAATAGGGCTGCTTAATAATTCCCTTAACCATTCGCTCTCATAGTCATCAATCCAATCGCTGTTTATTTGGTAGGCCGTTTTAACTTCTGTTTGGTACTGGGTTGTTAGCCTATCAGATATGGTGTAACCAAATGATGAGCCTGTTAACTCTCCTTTCGGCTTCTTGTAATTATACTTGCTAATTGTGTCGGTCATCTGTGAGCCTTTGATAAAGCTAAAGCTATCAAAACCACCTAACCTATTAAGAAAGTGTAGCCTGTACTTTGTGTGGTCTGTACAGTTAGATACTATGTTATAGGTTTTAGTTACCGAACTTGCACCATTGGGTATAGCTGTATCTAAAGTGCGTATTGTATAGCGTGTTATGTTGCTATCTATTATCGGTTGGCTACCGCTATTCAGACTTCCGCCGGGTATAAGGTTAAGGCTTGCGGGTGCTGCTGGCATCCGTAAAAAACAATCTCCACTACTTGCGGGTGCGCTGTAAGGGTTAGCAACTAAAACAGTTTGCACTAACGTACTGCCATTATAGGTCTTAACCTCTGCTTGGTTAAACGTTTGCCCGTTGGGGTTCTGTATCATATACAACCACCCTTTCTCATCAATGCTTACGTTCTGTTCCGATGGGCTATTGGTTAGAAACGTGCTACCGCTTGAGCCTAACAGACAAGTACCACTTGAGTAAGTTACAAACTGCTCAAAGTTTATAGCTGCGTTCCAAGCAAGTATAATATTACTTTGGGCTAAGTTAGCGTAAACGGTAGGTGTTGCACCGTACTCCTCTCCTATCCTTATAATGTAACCTTTCCAACTGTTAGCGTTGGGTGTTACCTCATCAGTAGCTAAATCAATGTCATCGGTTAGATAGTTTTCAATTATCCTATGCACGTCAATAACTAACTTGTTAGTGCTGCCCGGATAGATGTTTCGCTTTATCCTACGGGTGTAGGTTACATCACCTAAAAACACAATGTCAACCACAAACTTAAAGTTAGCTTGCGACTGATTGGTAGTGCTTGCCACAAACCAATTCTCATTGTAAGCGGGGGTAAACTTTTGCGGTTCTTGTAATATCGTTATTGCCATTAGTCTCTTATTTCAAAAATTACTTGTTGCCCTAAAACTTTCTCTGCTCTCCTTACTAACTGGGTAAATGCCTTTGGGTTTACTACATCAGTATAAAAGTTGCTTGCCTCTATACCGTGTTGTTGGATAGAACGTGCCATTAAAAACGCTGCTGTATCTAAAGGGTTGTTAGGTGTTTTTCTTATCCCCGCCCTTAGACTTCTTTTTTTATCGGAATACCCTTGTATGCTGATACCCTTGTCCATTATGTACTTTTTTAGGGCTGATACTGGAGGCATCTTGTTTGTAAACTTGTATGGGCTGCCTATGCCTTTCAACCGCTTCTTACCTTTCCCGTTACCTTGCACACCCTTGTCCACATACTTCCAATAGTCCTGCATTGAAATGCTAACCTCGTTCTCCCCAACTTTTAATAATATGCTTTGACTTAGTAAACCATTTGCGTTCCTGTTTTTTTCTGCTAAGTTTTTTTGCATATCTTGAACAAGCAACTCGCAAAAGTTACCAAGCAAGTCAATCATTGCCTGTTCTACGTTTACCTTTTTACCCGTTCCTAAGCTTTGCATTTTTCATCATTAGGTTGCGTATTCTTTCCTTGTCCTTATAGTATGCCAACATATTTAAAAACTCCACCACGTTTAGTTGCGTGAAAAAATCCCATTTTTCAGGGCAGTTATTGGAGAGGCTATCCAACGCATTATGCCAGCCCCACCTTTCGTTGAACTGACCGACTGCTCCCGCAATAATTTTGCTGCCACTTTCATCTCCTCCACCGCCTTGTTTATAAAGTAGGTTTCTATATTGGTTGTTAAATCTTTCGTAACTTGATAAAAAAAAAGTGCCGCAGGATATGCAACCGAGATAGGCATATACCTATAAAACTCATCGGCTCGTTCCTTGTGGGCTTTACCGTTGTATTTTGAAACTACCAACTTACCGTACCACGTTTTCTTAGCCGGTAGGTATAGGGTCGCCATTATCTTATGCAGATTGTTGATAGGGTTTTTAATAAACTCGGATAGGTCAATGTATTGCCCGGCTGTTAGTTCGTTGATTAGTAAGTTAGCCTGATATAGCTTACCGTTTATCTTTATTTGATTGACTGCCTTAGCTTCGGGTAGTTCGTTTAAGAACGCAATCTTACCTACCAACGTAGCCAGTTGGCTTGCTGTTAGTTCTAAGAACACATCCTCACTCTCTCCCGTAAGTAATGATAGCACTTTAATGTTGCGGTCAAGTATTCCCTCTGGGTCATCGGTATGTTCTAACTTGGCTATCTTAATAAAAGTGCCAATGGTAACATCTTCTAATTTGGTCGGTATTTGCAGTTTCATACATTTAATACCGCTTTTTTGGTTTTCGTGCCATATATTTGCGTTATGGCTGCACGAATAATAATAACCAAGCAAGGAGACAAATACCAAATAACCTACAAATCAGGTAGTGGTATGGATATGCAAACCAATAAACTGTATAGCAGTAAGTCATTGGCGTACCGTGCTATTGCAGGGTTTATACTTTCAATCTATTCTTTAGGGGGTTTGGAGGTTAAGAAGTGTAAAAGGCATAAGCAAACCAATGTGATACGGTTTGAACTTAACGGAACTAAGCACCTGATACAAGTAACTGATAAGTGTGTAGAAAGACAAAGCCCCGCAGTAAGCAGGGCAAAGTCTAACCAATCAAACACTATGCAGGGCTAATTTACAAAATATTATAACTTCCCGTACCTCGCCTCAAGAATAATTGCCAACCTAATGCGTGGGCGTTAACCGTATCATCGTGCATCCCCTGGGGTGCTGAATACTTTACCCCGTTTAAACTGTAAACATACTCAAAGGCTTCTAACTCCTCCTGATGAATACCTTGTAAGACTGATGTTCTACCGTTCTGTAATGCGTTGGCAAGCCCTAACATTAACTCTTGTTTGCTGTTGGCGTTGTATTTAAAGCCTATCACATTGCATCCGCTATTCTGCAAGTCCTCCACTATCGGGTCGCCTACCCCCGTGCTATCTATCTGGGCTTGGGTTTTACCTATTACCTCCTTTATCCTTTTAGTGGTGTTCCCCCAATCCATTCTAAACCTTTCAAAATGGCATATAAGCCCCATAGCGTTTAGCCCTATTATTACCGTGTAGTCAACTGACTTAGCAAGGTCAATTCCATAACAAACCGCTTGGTCTGTTTGGATAGGTGCTAAACAAAGTTTAATATAGTTTAGCCCGAATGGGTTGCTACCGTCATCACTTGGTTCGGCTAAATATAGTTCTCTAAAAACGTGGTCGGGTAAATCTCTTTGGGCTTGCTCTATCTCCTCTTGTTTTAATATCCCCGCCTCTACTGCATCCCACGCAGTTATTTTATGGTATTCGTAATCCTGTTCACCGGCACGGGCTTTTAAACCCAACCTATACCCCCAATTCTTTTTACCTTTAGCGTTACCTATCAGCTTGCACTTACCGTTGGTTGCTGTTAGTGTTGAACGCAAAGCAAACCACGCCTCCTCTCTTGCCCGGGTAAACTCATCAAACACACACGCATAAACATCATCACCATAAAGGTTATCGGGTTTCTCGGCTGACTTGAATTGAATGATTGCCCCCGTTGGTAGTGTTAGCCTTAGCTTGCTTTCGTTGATGGTAAAAAAACCACGCACTGTTACTTGCTTAATCATACGCCTAAAGGCTATCTCGGCTTGAGAGTATGTAGGTGCTACCCACCAAACCGATTGGTTAGTGGTGCATTGCAGGGCTTGTTCAAACAACCAAATAATATGGCTTGCTGTTTTGCCTGACTTGGTTGATGCTTCGCAAATAGTAAACCTTGCCTTGCTATCCAGTATAGCCCGTTGGTAGTCTGTTATCTTTGGGCGTTTATAGGCTATCTTCACTCTATATCGTAGCTACATTCACTTACCAAGTATTCAAACTGCCCTATGTCATAGGTCGGGGTTGTTATGGTGTTGCTTGCAAGCAGGTTGCCCTCGTACCATATTTGCGTTGTTATGTAGCCGGGTTGATTGTTATCCCCTATGCTATCGCAGTCAATAAAATATTTGCGGTATGCTTGAATGGATAGGTCGGGGCTGCCTGTTGTTTCTCCATTGAATACAAAGGTGCTATCCCATTGCGTTGAGGTTATAACGTCATCAATACTTCCCATAGGTTTAACACCCGTTTGAACGTTGGTTATAACCTTGTAAACCACTTGCCCTTTCGGGAGGGTCTTATCTTCTTTGCAGCCAAACAGGGCTATGATTATTAAAATTAGCAAATTTCTCATATTTCTTACATCGTGTTTTAAAAGGTTGTTTACTGTTTTACCGCCTTTTTAGTTGCGTTTTTGCAAATAAAGATATAAATCTTACACGCAAATCTTTTAAATGATTAGCAAAAGGTCGGTGGTATAGCATTATGTTTTCTTTGGTATGTAGTCCGACAATAGGTAGGTTATACAGAATGCCGTGCCAATTCGTAACAACACCCATTATCCTGTACCTATTGCCTATGTTATCCCCTTGCAATATTTCTACTATATCTCCCTTGTAAAACCTCATTAGTCTAAGTTTAAAGTTACGGTTATCTCCCCCTCGTGTTGAACGGTTTGTTTGTCAACCCAACCCTCTTTTGCTTTTAAATAAAAGATTAGCCCGGTTGTTGAGCCTTGCCCGTTTACCAGTGCTTCCTCTTTAGCTTCACGGATTTTGTTATCCGTCTTTTTTATAATGTTGGTATATTCCTTTAGCTGACCGTAGTCGTGCCAAATAGTCCTATCCATATCTAAGAAGTTCATTAGCCCTCCCATTGTTGGTATGCGTGGCTTTGATACATCAACAACATCACCTTTGGCGGTAGCTTGTTGCTCTGTATAGTCTAAGCAATGTTGGAAGTATGCTTGTATAGCTTCTTCTAACTCATCAGGCATATAGGAACGTGGTCTGCCAACTTGCAGCTTAGTTTCCTTTCCGCTTTCTACCGACTTGCGGCTGGGGTTGAGTTTCTTGTTCATAGTTCTTTTGATTTTCTTCGTATAGGTTTCTGCCTAATCTTATTACTTGTTCCTTACAGGCACTACAATTCATATCGGTTGAATAGCCTATTGTTTCTTTTAAGTGTGCCGCTAACCCGTTTAGGTCGTGGTTTGATGTTACATAGAAGTTTTTAAAGTAAAACTCCCATATTGGTTTAAAGGTTGCGAGTTGATTAAATTGTTCTTGTGTCATAGCCGGTGGTAAATTATGATTGATAATGTTGCTGCGGTTGCTGCTGTTAGTAATGCTTGTATTGGGTTAACGGTTGTTAGTTGGTACGCAAGGCAAGTCCAAAAGGTTAGGCACTTGTTACACTTTAGTGGGTATGGTATTATATATCCAAAGGGTAAGTTATTATGTAGCCATTGGTTAGCGTGAGCCATTTGCATTGAAACAACTATGCCTAAACAAGCAAAGCCGATTATGTTAAATAGTAGTAAGTACATAGTTGTATGCTGTTGTTAATTGTAACCAATATCCTTTTTTGATTAGCATTGTTACAAGTCGGTGGTCTTGTTTACCAAAGGTACAGTATTCTGCAATAATAATCTTAGGCTTTGGCAGGTCGGTTTTAAAGTATGTCTTTAATACATCGTACTCACTACCCTCTAAGTCAATACTTAACAAGTCTATTTGAGTAACGTTGTTTTCTTTTACAAGTGTTGCCAATGATATACCTGGAACTACTTTAACCTTTTCGTGGTCTTTGGTTGTTATCTTACCAGCTTCTCCGTTGTAGTCAAAGTAAACCGAACCATCAATTTTATTTACTGCTTTTTGTATTAGTTTGCAAGTTCGGTCTTTGTAGCTATCCAAGTAAAGAGGGTTAGGTTCTACACAAATACCACTCCAACCCATACTGTCTAAAACTTTGGTGTTTGAGTTTATAGTTCCATCGGCACTTCCTAAGTCAATATAAAACCCATTGTCAGGCAATATACCCTCGTGGTATAGCCATTCATCTTCTTTGCATTGTGAGTTAAACTGCATTAGTATTGCGCTCCGTTATTAAATGGTAAAACTGTTTCGTCTATATGCTCTACTTTTACTGACTTGTCTACAACGTGCCTACCGTAACCAAGTATTTCAGCATCTTCGCAATAGTTTGGGTCATCGGATTGTAGATGTCCTTTCTTTTGAGAACGCCCCCGGCGAAACTTTAGCACCTCAAACACTTCTTTTTTTATTAATACAAAACCTATATTCCCGTGGTCGCACTCTACTAAGTCGTTTGGCAAATCAACCGTTCCCCTCTCGTTTCCAAATATGTAGCTTGCTTCTTTGTGGTCGTTCCTACCTTTAACAAATCCACCTACCATTGGCTTATTGTGGCTCATTAGCTTTTTAATGGTGTTTTGAGGAATAACCATATCGGTATCCACAAACAGGATATACTCAGCACCTACATCTAAGGCACACTCTATTGCATCGTTGCGACCTCTAACAATAGGAACTAACCGGGCTTGGTCTTGGTCAAACTCTGGTTTTTTCCACCAGTTGCTCTCATAGTTCCAAAAGTCATAATACAACTTTGGTAAACGTGGATAGCTTGCAGTTATCAGGTCTTTCCAATTGTCTTTGTCTTTAGTTTCTATGTTATAGTAAACCTCATAGTTAGGGTAGTCTAACAAGGTAATACTTTCTAATGGTATCATACGGTTATGATACTTCCTATCGCAATGCAGTACGCATACTAATACTTTTGGGTTCATAGTTAGCAGTTTATTTCTTTAACATATATTACATTTTGTCCTTCTTCAGTTACTATATCCAGTGAGTTAAATCCACGAGTTTTAGTAACGTGCTTTAGCTGCATATCAAGGCTTGTTAAAAGACCGTTATATAGCCCTGCTAATTTTTTGTAAGCTGCTTGTTTAGTATTAATTCCGTTGTTACTAAAGGTAACTTTGCCGTTAACCTTAATGCGCACCGTAAAGGTGTTGTCTTTTAGTTTTTCAATTTCAAATTTCATAATGATTTTAATAGTTTATAGCGGTTAATATTAACTTTTGATATATGGTATTTCTCTTTTACTTCTTTGCTTAGGTTATCGGCTAAATACTTTCCGTAGTCAGGTTCGTTAATCAGCTTACGCATTGCCTTGTACCAATCTTTGTGATTGCGGTTCTTATCAATAGCAATGCAATTTACACCATTTTTAATTACATCGGTATACGGTTTAATATCAGATACTATACAAGCCTTACCCATAAACCCCGCTTCAATCATTTTTAACTCACTCTTGCAGTTGTTAAAAGTGTTATCGTTTAGCGGAACAATACAGGCTTCTAAATGGTTATACCCTAAAGCATAGTTGTAAACATCAGTAGCGTAAACCCTCTCATAATCTTTGCCCCTACCCCTATCGGTAAACACTTGCTCAAATCTTCCGTACTCTGGGCTTTCATCGTTATACCCAAATAGCTTAACGGTAAACCTACCTTGTAATTCCCTATCAGCGTGTAGTTGTTTAAACCCATCTTGCATAAGTACAACGTCTTCCCAATGGCATACGCCACCCATATAACCTATTCGGTACTTATCCCCTGGCACATAGTTAGGTTGGAATTGTGGGTAGATTTCGGGATAAATAGCATTTGGCAAAACCTCTACATTGTGGTTCAGTTTGCTTATCTTTTCGGCTAACTGAACATTGGTTGTCGTAACAAGGTCGGCATACTTGATGCTCTCTATTATCTTTTCAGGTGCCTTAAATATTCGGTACTGTTCTTTTAAAACGTGGAACGCTGATAAGTTCCAATAGTCATCAATGTCAACTATTATCTTTACTCCTAATGTTCTTAATTGGTCTGCTATTAGTTTTATGTTTTTAACATCATTGTGGTGTTCAAACTCCCTGCTAAAAATTACTGCATTAAATTGCTGCAAAACCTCATTAGGCATTCCGTTAATAGTGTTGCACCGGGCATACTCTATATCCGTTGTTTGCGTTAAATGCTGAAATGGCATCTCCAACCGATAATAGTTGCTACCTGATTTGTTCTGTTCAACTCCTAAGATTTTCATTTAAACGGGTTGTTTCTTTTATCAAACAAATACCACTTGTAAAACAATACTATAGCCGCAGCATATATTAAAACCGTTGCAACTATGTATGTATAGATTAAAATTTCTTTCATTTTAGCTTGTCCTTAATGCGTTTAACGTGGTTGCCAATGGTTCGGTATGGTATTCCACTCTCATCGGATAGTTTGCGGTAACTGCCCGACTTAATATACTCTAATAACATTCTCTTTTCAAAACTTGGTAGGTTGTTAATGTTCTCCTCTACCTTGCTAACTTCTATGTCTAACTCGTAGTTGTACGTCTCATCAATTGTATCGTGGCACTCCGATAAATACTCAACTCGTTTTTTAACCGTCAGCCATTCGCTGCCCTCATTCATTATAATTTTAATAATATACCATCTTAAATGATTGTTAGAGTAAATCTCCAATAGCCTAACCTCTGGTATCTCGCAAATCTTATAAATGATATGTTGGTAAAACTCCTTTGCATCAATCCCCTTGCAAATATTATAGCACGCTGCTTTAACGTCTTTGTCTTTAGCAATGTGTTCTAATAACGTTTGGCGGTTCATTATTACAAAGATATACGTTTACTTACAATAATTTGCAGTTGTTCTTTGGTTATTACATTATCGTGCGCTAAGTTATGACATACCCGGCAAAGTGCAACCAGGTTGTTGGCGTGGTCTTGTTCTGCCTTTCTTTTGCTGCCAAACTTTGAACGGGGTATTATGTGGTGTATGTCAACCGCTTTGCTTGCACAACATTCGCAACCAATATAATCTCCAAAAAAATAGCCTAATGAATTATGGTAGTTTACTATGTGCGGTTGCATTTTTTAAAACTTGTTTGTACTTAGGTATTGCTTGATGGCTTCGGCTGCTTTTTGGGCGGCTTCTCTACTTTTAAAGCAGTTGCCTGTATCGTGGTTTACAAAATCAACATCGTCATTTCCCCAATGAAAATCAGCTACAAAGAATTGCCCATCGTTACTACCTATATACCAATACTTAACTCCGTAGCTTGGTTGCCACCTCTGCTCTGTTTCAATTGGCTCACCCTCTGTTGTATCAATAGGCTGAATAAGGTTGTAGTGCTTTAGCCTTGCATCTATTTGGGCTATTAAATTTAAATCTTTGTTGCTTAGTGTCATGGTGTTTGTTTTAAAGGGTTACTTGGTTTTAAGTTTATCCTGTATAGCTTGCTCTACAAAGGCGGTTATGGTTATGCCGGTTGCTTTCTTGCGTTCCTTTATTTGGGTTAACAAGTCCTTTGATACTTTTACGCTTTCTTTCATTTTACAATATTACCACCTTTTACCACTGCCTCAAAGCATTATTTACGCTTTTTGCTTAATCGCTTGGGGGTTAGGGGGTTAAAATGTAACTAAAGATATGTGATATTACTTTTATAGTCCACCCATTACCAAGCATTTTATATCGTTGAGTATCGCTAACGTGGGCTGTGTAGCCATCGGGTACTGTTTGCAATCGCTCGCACTCGGTAGGGGTTAGGCGGCGTATGCGGCTTGTTAAAGCATATATTTTACTTACACTATCCATATACTCGCTTGAGCTGCCCATACGGCCTTGTGCCAATGTTAGTGTATTGGCTTTATCAGTATTTACATTGGGTTTAAATTTGTTTTTTTGATTTTCATTGAGCATTACCAAATTATCTTTTTGTACGCTTGTTAAGGTATTGGTTTTGCCGTCGTTGCGGGGTTCTAACTGCTGTATATTTTTACGCTCTGTTTTTAACTCGCCAGCCTCGTATGCCTTACGCACTTGTTTGCCATACTCTGTACGTTTTGGTGTAAGTATAGCAGCAGGCCCTCTCATAGCAACACATTGGGTATCTTCTATAATAGCATGGCTGCCGCAACTCATTTGTGCCATAAGGGCGGGGCTTATACCATCGGGGCTATATACTCTGTTTTGCTGATAGGGCTGTTGCCCCCCGCTTTCGGTATTTGAATTTAATTGTATTACAGTTCGTATATAATCAGTTGATAAATTTTGTTTTACTAATGCAGACGATGTTAAACAAGCTGATTTTTGATTTCCGTCTAACTCTTTTACATCAACCTGCCTCTTATCTGCATGTTTATTAAGCCAATTAAGCATCTTATCACTCAAATAATACTTTTCGGCTACGTTGGTTTCTAATATATCTTTCAGCAGTATTCCACAATCTTTTGGTTGATTAATAATGCTTTCTTCAAAACCAAATAAGCCCTGTGGTTGCAGGCCTATGTTTGTCCAGTATAACCTATTTCTGTTTTGTGCGGAAACCAATGCGCTGTTTATCTGTATCGGCTTAACTCCCATTGTTTGCGTTATAACCCTTTCCCATTTTTCAGACATCAGCACATTTTCTAAAAGAAATTTTATGTTTGGGTTGATTTCTCTACACTCTTGCAGTATGCGCACATATTCCCAAAACAAGTAACTTTGCCCCTCAAACTCATATCCATCGGCTTTTAGTTGTAAGTAATGAGATAGTGTTAATATTTCTTGCTCATCTTTAGTAGCCATACCTTTCCGCTTGCCTGCAAAACTAAACGACTGACAAGGGCTTCCACCAATTAATAAGTCGTAGTGTTGGCTTACGGTTACATTTACTACGCTGCCCAGTTGTACGGTGTCGGGCCAGTTAGCTTTTGTTACTTTTATAGCGTGTTGGTCTATCTCGCTTGCGTGGTATTCTGTTACATTAATACCCGCATCTGCTAAGGCTAATCTTCCACACGACATTCCATCAAACAAACTTAATACTCTCATATCTTACCTTGTTTTATTAAACACTCCAATGCAAGTTTTTTGCAAAGTGATGTTAAATCGTTTTCTAATAAACCCGATGTTAAGTCCTGGGCTTTTTTTAATGCCTCACGCCTTACGTCTTTGTTTAGCGTGTTTGCCTTAGCTGTATATTCAGCGTGTAATAAATCAGTAGCACGTTCTTTAGTTGCATCACGTTCCTGTTCACTCATTACTCCGTTAAGCGTTCCTTTTTTCTTTAGCCAGTTGTAACAGCCTATTGCACCCATATCATCAACTATGCTTTCCCCGGCTAACACTTTGGCTTTTATTCTTTCAAAACCCGCTTGGCTTATAGCTTCTTTTTCTTCGGGGGTTGGCTCAACAATATATTGTTGACTTAACCTTGCCTGTACCGCTTTTTTAGTGTTTAGCGTTTCGGCTGCGTTTAAATAGCTTTTAATGCCATTGTGGTATGTAACTATGTTTAGCCCGTAAAAGTCCCCGTAAACTTTCCTTATAGTGTTATTAAGCGCAATTTTAACCTCTTCAAAACTGATTGACGGGAAATGCTTTTTAATTTCCTCTTTTAAATCACGGGCTTGAACGGTTAAATCTTGTTCTTGTTCTTCTGTTACTTTACCGTAGGTGTAGTGATGAAGAATAGAAACCAAATCACCATAGGCTGTTAAGTCGGTGTGTATTGCTTTGGCACTATCCATCAGCAATAACATCTTTTGCTCTGCCGGGGTTTGCATTAGCTTGTAACGGTCTTGCGTTATAACGCTTAATTGACTATTGTTCATTTTCTAAGTTTTTGCGTATGCGTTCTGCTACTGTTATTGTGGTTGCTGTTTTGCTTTTCTTTTCTGTTAGTAAACCCTTGTTAAGTTTAGCCCAGTTAATAAAGTGCTTTGAGTAATCGGAATAGTTGTTGTGATGTTCATTGGTTGCTTCGGCTTGCATTGTAAATATATCACGCAAATGTTCAGCATCAGCATTTGATATTTTTAAAGCAAAGCAAACAGAGCCAATAACGCTTTCACTTTCTAAAAGCATTTTTTTAAATTTTGCGTTTACATTATTAACTACAACTATACTTTCATTTACAATTTCATTTTCATTTTCCATATGTGGAACATATGTTAACATATCTTTTTTAGGTTTAGATGTTCTATTTTTAGAACGACTATTGCTATATTCCTTACGTTTAACAATGCTTTCAGCTACCCACTCAATCTGAAACCCACCGGGCATTTTTTTAAGAATGAATATCAACTCAGCTTTTTCTTCGGCTGTTAACCGCTTTGTGAAGAAGTTTAGTTGCTCTTGTGTAATACATATGTTTCTCATATGTTCACACATGATACGGTCATATGCAACCTGGCAAGCCTCTGATAAGCATTGGGTATCTCGGAGGTAATCCCCGGGGTAAAATAAAAATGCAGGGTCTTTAGCCATTGGTTTCTTTTTTTAGCTGCCATACATACTCACTCCTACCGTATCGGCTTATAACCGTTCTGTTAGTCTTAGTAAGTTTTCCTGCAACTGTTAGGTTAGTTAATGCCCGGCGAATAGATGTAAGCGGTGTAGCGTTATCTATAAGGCTATACTTTATTAAATATTCGTATAGTTTACTTGGGCTAAAATCGTGGTTAAGGTGGTTTTTAAAAAAGGTTAGAACAACCTCATCTTGGGTTTGCGCTTTCTTAGTAAACGCTTCTAACTGGACACCCGACTCGTTTGTTGTATTGTGGAATGTGTTAGCCATATCGTTAAATATAAAACCCCGATTGCACGTTCAGCCGCAAAGGTGGTCGAATACCTGTAAGCCTACTAATGCAACCGGGGCTGCTAATTTTGTAAATGTTAAATTCCATGTCGACCTTTTTGCTTTTCAAATATACTAATTAATATACTGTTTACAAACTATTTTTTAAACATTTTAAGTTGAACGTTTGAACGCTTTTTTTCATTGTCAGATTTTACATTAACACCGCACATTTCAAAACAAGTTGAACACTTATCAAAATAGGTGCTTTTATTGTACTTACTTACCAGTGCATTCTTACCTAAGAATTTAGTTTTTTCAACTTTTATAATTCCCTCTTTAACAAACCTATTTTTATTGTTTACCCTTAATACAGTATCAATTACAGACTCATTTTCAAATAGTTCTTTTTGTATTTTAAATAGTTTATGTCCTGTGCTATTCTCTAAATTAAAATTACAGCTAACTATCCTTAAAATTGATTTACAAAATGGCTTTATCCTGTTATATTGAGCAAGACAATTGTTTAATACATTCTCATTATCTAAGGCTGATATACTTGTATTTATGCAAACATTAAGACTTTGTATTTTTTCTAATTGTATATCAGTTAAATTTTGCCAATGCCGGGTAATTATAACTATTTCTTTGTTACAGGTTTTAATGCCCTCTAATATGTTAATAGTATGCTGCCAGTCTTCGGACGGGTCGCCACTTGTGCCTATTCTAACAAATGGCAAAGGTATTTTATTAATAGCCTTAACTATACTTAACCTTTGCTTTTCGCTTTCAAAATACCGATTAACATTTTTACTAAAGTCGTACCCATATAGTTTAGCTGATTTAGCAGCATAGCAATCATTATAACACCCTCCTATCTCATTTGCCATGCCGCTATTACAACCAATAATAGTATCTAAACTATATATACCTCTTGAGTTTTTAGTTAGAGATATTTTATTAGAATATTCCCTCATTATAACCTACCTATATTTGGGTATAAATCTTTTATTTTAGACGTATCACCTTTGTAGAACACATAAATACGCTGCTCACATTTTGGGTATTTTCGACTGTTTAATGTTTTCTTAGCTGTTGCCCTACGAGTAAACTCACTTTCTAAATAAATGATTTTATTGTATATGTGTAACCCTTGCTCTTTAAAAAACAATTCATGTTCAGCATCGCTACCATAATACCCACCGTCTTTATCCCTGCTATCACCAGTCATTACAACAAAGAAAGTGTTATCATTCATAACTGAAATAGCATTTTTATAGCCTTTAAAAAGCATATCCCTAAAACTTTCGTATGTAGGTAATGAATTTAGTTCGCCCTCAGGTGCTTTACCATCATAGTCTAAATATGTTTCTACCTTGTAATAGGGGGGGCAAGAAAATATAAGGTCGTACTTTTGTTTGGGTACAAATTTAGATGTATCGGACTGTATCCACTTTACATTGTAATAGTCTTGACATAGTGCATTATTTGCATCACATTGGTTTTGCCTTATTTCGCTTGATAGATATTCATACCCACAGCCACCGGCTACAAAACCCATTTGAACACCACCACCAAAAGGATTGTAAACCCTGCAACCATTGGTAGGCATAAACATTCTAACGATTATTTCACAAGCGGTAGGGTCTAATACAGATGCGTTTCCGTTTAGGTCTTTTGAGGAGTCGGTAATTATTTCGCCATCTTCTACCTTTTGTTTAGACAGCACTATGTTAGACATACCTGCCTTACCCTGCCAACAGCCCTCACGGCTTGCAAATTTAGGATTAGGTATGTTATACTTTAACCCTGCGGCTTCTAATTTTTCGTTCCACTCCCTTTTAACCTTCAGCCATTCGCCCGATGTAGATAGCCATAGATTAGTCATAGCCATATGGCATAACCTTTTAACCCTTACTTGTTGTTCAGTACCATAGTACATATAAACAAATTCGCTTTTTTCTAAATTTACTTTAAAGCCCAACGCTGCAAATACTTTAGGGTTTTCTAAATCGTGTTTTTTAGATACAGTCATAATCATATGGTAGCCATAAGTATTTTGGTCTATAATTTTTTGCACCATCATACTATAAATACGCTTGTCTTTTTTTTCGGGATACATAGCCGACTGTAAAAGGCAAAACTCCCCTACCTTATGGTTTACCTCAAATGTCATAAACCCGGCAAACTCACCATCTATTTTTAGTATAATGGCTGAATGTTTTTGCATATTCTTTCGTGCGGCACGATATGCAATTTTATCAATTAATGCTAATTCAGCTACTTGTGTTTCATAGCCCGAACCTATTACCGACTCAACATAAATAAGTTCTACGTTTTCTTCAAAAAGTGTTTGTTGTTCCATTTGTTTTAATTGGTTATATAATGTTCAATTTTAAAATTAATAAACTCTTTACCTTTTTTAGTGTGGTGCTTGGTTGCTACTATTTTGTAAATCTCCTTATCGTTAAACCCGTACTTCTTTTGCAGTATATCCTCAAAGAGTTTAATCGGGTTGCTTAGGTCTGCCAGGGGACTGCTAAAACCAAATTCTAAAGTGAGAATGAAAGGCGGCTCTGGTAACTTCAACTTTGGCAACATCAACATTACCGCCCGTTCATAACTCAAATAGTCTTTAGACTTATAACGTTTTCCTTGCCACGCTTTATTGACGCTTAGTGGCTTAATTGGTAGTGAGTACATCAATTAGTTTTGCTGTTAACTCTAATTTCAACTCTACTGCCTTATTAATAGCTTCTTGGCACTCTATTATGTCCTCTTCTATTCGTGGCACGTCAATAGTCCGTAGCCCCTTTTTAGGATGGTAAACCAATACCTTAGCCGCTTGGCAATCCAATACTAACATATTCATTACACATTGCCAGTAAACATCAGGTCGTTCTTTCTTTAGCTTTTCTACCGTGTTACACAATATCAATTCAACATACTTGTTAGGGGTAAAAGGGCATTTAACTTCAAGGTATATTTTTTGAAAGTCTATCAGTTCTACCCCATCAGGGCTTACCCCTGCATTCTCCCCAAGCGGTACAAATACTTTAGAGCCATAGATAACGGCACCGGTGGTTGGGTAGCTAATATATTCTTGCATCGCTGCAAACTCATTAACGCTACCCGCTATCATTGCCGGGCTTTGGTAGTTATCCTCATCGTAAATACCTATGCTCTCCCCCGCTAAGGTCTTAATATAGGTCTTAGCGGTTTCGTTGTTAAAGCCTTTCATTAATTTATGCACAAGGCTTGCAGTTACTTTACCTCTTCGCTGCTCTGCCCATACATCAAAACTAATATCGGCTTGGTTAAAATGTTCTACTAATGCTGATGTTTCCATTATCGTATGTTTAAAAGTTCTTGTTCGTTTTCTTTTGATACCCGGTAATAGTCTTTAATCTTAGCGATGGTTGTTGTTCCATCTTGCAGCTTTACAATAGCCCCGTTCCATTCTTTAGATAGGATAGTTTTCTTTTGGTCTGAATACTTATTTAACCAGGGCTTTTCATTTAGTTGTACGGGTTGAGGTGCTACACTTGCTGCGTTACCATCATCATCCTTATCAATGTTAAGGTTAAGCAAAGCGGCTAATGAATATCTACGTTGGTAGGTTATGGCACTACCCATAGATTGCGGGTCGTTCTTAACTGGCTTCATTATGCTGTTGGCCATAATATACTCTCCACTTTCTGCGTGGGCAAGCATAGTTATTAAACCATCGCCACAAGGCAACTGCGTAACCACTAAGCCACTTTCTTGTAGCGGGTCGGATATTGCATCTTGTATAGCGGGTAAGTCTGCGTAAAGCGAATGAAAGAACGGGTTGGTGTTTTCTTTTTTAATTTTACCGATTTTAATACTGAATAGCATTAAGGCTTTGGTAAGGTTAACGATGCTGTCTGATTTCTGAAGTTCCATAGTTTAAAATGTTTCTTGTTTGATTACTGTTGTACCGGCGATGCTTAAATTTTGCTTTGCTTTCTCAAACTCGGCTAAGATAGTTGCCTCATCAGGGCTAAAAGCAATCGGGTTAAATAAAGCCTCTTCGTTTGCTTGGTGCATTAGGTAGTATTTAGAAGTACCTAACGGGCTTGTTTCTTTGTCAATTCTAAGTGTTTGCATGGTTTTAATTGTTTATTTGTTCTACTAAATCATCGGCTATAATATCAAAGTCAAAGTTGCTTTGTGTTAGTGCCTGGGTTATGTCCTTTCCGCCTAATAGCACCCGGTGAATATCTATGTCGCTGCGGTCTGCGGGTATCTCGTTTGCGGCAAAATCTACCGATACCTCTAATTCAATTGTTACGGTCTTAATCATAAGTATTCAAATATTAGTTTGTTGTACATAATTTGATATTGGTCTTTTTTGTCTTTATAGTTGGCAATCTCGGTGGCTATTGTTCTTATGCAATGCAGTACCGTTGCGTGGTCTTTGCCTCCTATTCGTTCACCCATCTTTTCAAGGCTTAATCTTACCACCCTGTTTAGTAGGCAATACTCGTTATACATCCAGCAAGCTAACTGCCTTGCCTCAACTAAATGCCTTTTGCGGTTTTTGCTTTTAAAGTCCACAATAGTAATATTTAGTTCCTGACAAACAAAGTCTATCCAAATGTCAAAGTCTTGTAGTTGTTCAATTTTCATAGCGTTTCTACCAAAGAACATAGCCTTGCCTCTCTCGCTTAGGTTGGGAAATATATATGCTGCGCTGCTCATTATTTAAGTATTAAGGTGCTTGCTACTTTGGCGATGTTCTCGGCTGTTAATTCCTCATCAGTAAAGTCCTCAACTACTGGAGTGCCATCGCTCTCTATCGGCTTAATGATGTTGTTCTGTATGCCGAACTCCTTACGAATTGCAAAGGCTAAATCAAGGTGCTTGTAGGCTTGCTTAGTGATAGCCTCGTTCCTTTCAGATAGTAGCTTGCGTATGCGTTCTTTCTCATCATCATCAAGGCGAAAAGAGGTAATCTCATAAGCACCCATAGCGTGTTTCCATTGCTCATCTGTTTGGGCTGTGCCGATTAACTCGGCTAATTGGTATTCAAGTTCCATAGTTAATTGAGTATTTCAGTTAATGTTTGAATGTCATCAAGTATGCAGTTGTCCTTTAGCAGCTTTACTCCTGCGGTTGCAATGTCTTCTACATATTGCGTAGCCGGTGCGTTAAAAGTGTTCCATACTGATTGGCGTGCAAAGTCTGTTTCGGCTTGCAGCGTGCCGAGTAAATTAGCCCCTTTCAGGGCTTTGTATATTACTCGGAGTTGTTGTGGTGTGTGTTTCATTGTTATAGTTGGTTAACTGTTTTAGTGCTATCCATTGCAACCACTTCTGAAAGGCTGAAATCAACGGTTATATCTTTGCCTACTTCGTGGTTATAAACTTTACAAGTAACCCTTGTATTTACAATTTCTACTACGTTTAACCATTTACCATTAAGGCCAGAGTAGTTGCTTTTTGTGTTTACTTTTGCTATCATTTTTTGCTTGTTTTGTTTTACAAATGTACAAGGTTTGTTAATACCTTTTACGCAAATGTAAAAATAATTGTAGCAAATTTTGTAACTGTTTGAAAATCAAACGGAATAAAATAAAAAGCCCCTAACATTTCTGCTAAGGGCTGATATAAATATATGTAGTTAGGGTTAATTTGCCATAAGCAATATGCCCCCCGTTATTCCAACAGCTATTCCGCTAATCAGCCAAGCAAGTCGTTTAGGTTTGGGTTGCTTAACAACTACGTTCTGCATATTTACCACCCTTACATTCGGGTTGCTGAAAGATACGTTAACCACCGGTTTAGACTTTAGCTTTAGGAAACCATACTTCTCATTAGCAATTGTAGTTGTAACATCGCCCAGGTACGTTGTATGCGGATATATAACCACCCCTAAGCTATCTACCCTACCGCAAATGGTATCGTACTTATCATTGGCGCAAAACTCACGCCCTATCGGCTTGTAAACAGTATCGGTATACTCTGCAAATATGGTATCGGTATCATAAACAACTACCGTTTTGGTTACGCTTTTAATGTTTCGGTATCTCTTAGCCTCCTCGCCCAATAGTTTTATAGCAATATTCTTGTCGGCAATTAGTTGCTTTTGAGAATACTCCTTTGTGCTGTCATTTTTGATGCGCTCTACAAACCTTTGCTTAGTATCTATCAACTCGCCCTGCAAGTCGCTTATCTCGCTTCGTGCTGCACGTTCTTTCATTACTCCATAGCAAGTGCCTAAGCCCAAAATAATTATCACCAAGCCCATTATAATTAGCAGGCGTTGCATCAGTCTTATGTTTTTCATACTTTATCAGGTCTTTTTATGTCTTGTGGTCTGTTAGCCGGGTATTGCGGTTTCAGTATTTCAGTAGCCGCTTTGATTATTCCCGACCTTAGTTCAGGATGCCCGTCAAATATATTAAGAATAACATCGGCCAAGTCATCGGCTGAAAAGTCATCGGTAAAAGCAAGGTTGTAACAACCCTCCTCTTCGGTGTAGGATATAAAGCGGTCTATTGCCATAGTATAAATGTACTAAAATGTTTCTATCCAGTTACAAATAATCCCTTTCTCTTTATCAATAATATGTGCTGTGCAGCTTTTGGGTATTCCTAAATAACCTTTACTATAATGCCAAGTATCGGGATTACTCATTGCTCTCATGTGGTTTATTTCTACACCCCTCCTATCTTCATGGTTCAGATACTTGTATTGTTTGCTTGTATGAATATGCCCAAGCCACATACTACGGTGTTTAGTTCGCCCCCACATTTCGGGCATATCTGATGCCATTATATTATGATAATCATTTACCTTAGTCGTATCTCCATGCGAAAAAGCTAACATACATTTGCCGTACTCGTAATATTTAAACTGAATACGCTGAAAGTCTAATGTAACATACTCATTGTTTTCATAAGCTATTTCTAAGCATTTAGATAGATACCATAGCTTTGCTTTATCGTGGTTGCTGTAAATGGTAACAAGGTCTATCTTAACACCCTTAGATACGCTATAATCAACACACCATCGTATAGCATTTAAGCCAAGCGTAAATGAATTACTCCAATCAGGGTAAACGTCTTGTGGTGTTCCCGATGTTGTAAAGCCATGATTATCGTCATTGTAAAAGTCGTTACCTATTGGAAACAATATTCTCTCTACATTTTCGGCAAAGCACCTATCAAAAAGAGAGGCAAAAGCCTCCCTAAATACCCTTACATTATCCTCTATTGATGAGTTATGCTTAGTAGTTTCATATACAGATAATTTATTGATGTGGCTATCGTAAATATTAATAAGCCCTATCTTATCTGCCTTAACTGTTTTTGTTATCTTTACGGGCTGAAATTCGTACCCCTTTAGCCCCTCAATAACATTGCCAATAAAATCGGTTTCGTGTCCTACCTTAAAAAACAGCGAGTGCTTATGACCGTTGCCGTCTGCCTTAGTTGTTTTGAGCCACCCGTGTGAAACCTCGCCATAATCAATACCCTCTTTGTCTATTACTGGTATGTAGCCCTTTTCGTTTACCTCATCTAAACGTATCTGTTTGAGGTGCTTGTTTATCTTGTTGCGGGCATTTTCAAAAGAGCAACCGTACTTAACAGCCATACGCCTGTAATACTCAAAGGGGCTTTCCCCTTTATTGCGTGGATTTTCAGCTACTCGTAAGTGCCAAACTTTTTGGTTGGGTTGGCTCATTCGTTTCGGTTTGTTAGGTTAGAATATATACCTCCTAATATAATTACTATTAAGAGGGCGAGTATCATTTTATTCGGGCTTCAATAGATTTTTCCATAGCCGCTAACCATTGTGGTGTTTTGCTACCGTACAACCAACAAGCGGGGTGTGGTTTGGTTAAGTCAATATCAACGTGGATAAAACTCCACCCTAAGCCTATGCGTTTAAACCCTGCTTTAATTAGGCCTTCAATTAACTTCTTTGCGTGGGCTTCGGAATGAAATTCTATGTCAACTGCACTTCCTGTTGTGTGGGCTGAATTAGCTACCCCGCCAACTGCCTTGTTAAGTTTTAGGCATCGGTACCCACTTGTAAAAACCATAGGCTCGCCAAAGTAATCACGGGCTATTTGTAGCTGTTGGGCTAAGTTATCTATGTTATCCAGTACGAATTGTGGCGGGCTGAATTGTTCCGTAATGTTTAAACGGGTTGCCGTGTTAGATTTTAAAAACTCGTTAAGGCTAAAGTTCTTTGTTAGTTGCATCTGTTTTAGTGTTTTGCCAAGTTGTTAAAGATAATAAAGCCGCTACCAATGCTGCCATACTTGCGATAGCCCCATCGTTCATAGGTTGGTTTTTAAAGGTGCAATAGGTAACGTGAAAGCATATCCCGGCTGAAAAAAAAACAGCCAACACACGCCTTAACGAATACTTACCATCACTTCCTTTTATTAGCTGCTTCATCAAAAATTATTGCGCCCTCGTTTTGTATTATTTTAAAATCAATACCACGTTTATATAAATAATCTTTTAGAGCTTTATTCTCTCTATGTACGGTTAGCAAGTCCAACCTCATCTCATCTATCTCCTTGCTTAACTCATCAACCCGTGCGCTTAGTTTCTCGGCTGTTTCCCGCCATATCTTAATGGCGTGTTCTACATTCTCCAACTCGCTACCTTTAGCATCAGCATTGCTTTTCTTACGGGTAAAAAACCAACCAAAAAAACCACCGCCCCCTGCGCCTCCAATAGCTGTTACAATTGTTTCTACCCACCCCTCCATTATTCCGCTTTTGGTAGTTGCGCTTTGTTTATAGCCTGTAATAGTATAGTAAGTTCATTATAGCAACTATTAGCAGGCATTTCGCCCAACTTGTTAGCTATTTGAGTTGCTTGTTCTAAAGTAAGTTCTACCATTATTTCTTAAATTTATTCCAATTTAGTGAGCCAAATATACGCACAATGTAATAAAAAAGCCACTTTGTAAATTTATTTGTATTACACCTCCCCATATCAATCAAAAATTGCCTGTCTGCAAACTCCCTTGTGTAGAGGTTATTCTCATATAAAAAGTCGTGGATAACAGCCGGGTAAGTATAAGTGCCATAAGGCGGATATATCCACCATAATAGTCTTGGAACGCTTGCCCCGTTGCTTACAGTGCCTTTAGGTACATACAATTGCCTGCCATTAATCAATTGGTGGTCTAAGTGTTCTAAGGTCTTAAACCTACCTCTTGTTGATTTTGGCAACAATTCTACCTTTGGGTTATCAGTTATCGTAGCGACCATAATTATACATCAAACCTACCTTGTTGTTCTGCCCTTAATACAACCGTTTCTTTAAACTGCTGATTGCTAAAAGGCAAGTTTTGGGTTTCTAAAAAATCAATATAGTCATACTCACCCATAGCCCCCGGCGTATCGCTTGGCACATAATCGCCAGTTGCAGGGTTAACAAAAACGCTGTTATCAGCCCTAAGATTAACTGTGTAACTGTTGACCGCCTGATTGCTTATAACATCACCGTTTAGGTAATTATCAATGCGCACTACCAACGTGCTAAACTTAGCCTTATGGTCGCTAAAGGTTTGTTCAATTACCGCTTTGCGAGTTGTACCCGGTAGCGATGGATGAGGTGTTAGTAAGTCTATTGTTTGCATTATGCTTTTAGTAGTTGTTGCCCTGTTTTTAAATCACTTATTAATGCTGCTACTCTTTCAGCTAATTGAGAAAGGGTAACAGTAGTTGTATCAAAGGTTGTTCTTGTTAGCGTGCCTGTTGGTGTACCCCAACCGCCTATTGAGTATAACTTAACTATATCACCGTTCTCATTACGGATGTGCATAGCTGTATTCCCTGCCGTTATATCGGCTGCATAAGCCTGTATAGCATCGGTTATATTACCCGTTGGGGCTGTTCCGTTATGAATGGTAATGGTATTAGTAGCCGCCAACTCCATATAGGTACTTAGCCTATTAGCTACCGTTCCCGTGCTATCGGCAAGAATTTGATACTTCTCCCCAAGCAAAGCAATGTTACCACCCTTGCGGATAGCGTGGCTCATATTTTGGTTGTTGAAATAAGTAATGATATTGGTGCTAAGGTTTATTGTATTAATCTCTAACGAGTAGCCTATAAAGGTTAAATCTGTACCCTGTAAGCCACGAGCCACACTACCATTTATCCGCCTACCAATAGCATTAACCCTAACTGAACTTGACTGAATATCAAAGTAAGAGCCAAATATGTTACTGTTGCTTACCGTACCCCTCATTACGTTGGCAAACCCAAACACATTATTAAACTCGCTACCTGCGCCTGTAAGGGTGTTGCTATGCCCTAATACATTTGAATATATATTGACGTTAGTAATAGTGTTAGCAAAACCAAGCGATTGGAATTGATTTGATGCAGGGGTGCTTGTTGCCCTAAACCAACTTGAGCCTGCCAATGTAATAACATCGCTGTTAGCATTAGCCACACCAATATTTACAATACCATTGCCAGTAATAGAAAACGTTTCCGAACTATCGGCTGCGTTCCTTATTACTAAGGTCTTACTCGCTAAGGTATCGGCTGCATTAACTAAGGTTAATCGTGTACCCCTTGCAGTTGCACCCCCTATAATTAAACCGTTGGTTGTATCTAAATTTAATATTGAGTTTTCTTGCAAAACATTACCCGAACCTTCAAACAATACCCTACCAACCGTTCCGCCTGTTATCGGTGTTGTGCCGATTGCTAATGACGTAGGTGCTAAAGTATAATTAGCCCATGCCCCCGAATGGTATATTCTGTTAATTACAGTACCAGCGGTTGAATATCCCGTCCCCCCTACTGTTGCCGTGCCGTTCCTTACAAACACCATAAACCCTTTACCCTCTGCGGGTGTAGGGTCAGTAAAAGTAGCCGATGCAACAACGGTATAAACACCATCTAAAACAGCCGTTGTGTTGCTGTTAATAACAATGCTTTCATTTTGCTTTAAATCTAAAGCGTTTTGTAAGTCTGTTTGTGAAGATAGCGTTCCAGTTATACTTCCCCACGTTGCACCACCGCCACCACCACCACCTATAACGCCCGTTAATGGGTCATAGGTAATACTACCACTACCACTAATACAACTTCTTACCTGATACTTATCCATACTATAAAGGTACTTGGCAACGGTTGTAAGACATTGGTTGTTTTAATCGGATAGTTACATTCCACCCGGCAGTCCAATCTTTAAATCGTTCCGTAAACGGTTCTAATGTTGCAGTTTGTTCTAAGTAAAAATTCTCCCTGTTTGCAGGGTTATTAAATAACGCCAATATATCTAAAGCAACCTCACGCATATCACTTAACACCTCGTTCTCTTGTGCGTTCTTATCAGCAGGGTTATCCATATTGTAGTCTATCCTATCACAAATTAATAGGTTAAACGTATGGTATAGTGTATTGCCATCAATAGCTACGTTGCCGTTAACCATATACAATGCAGGGTAAATCACCTCCTCACTTTCGGCAAACTCCCAGGGATCTCCAAACTGAAAAGTGTTAAGCTGCTTATGGGCTGCTACATAACTATCTGTTAGTGCAATTATTTGGTTAAGCGTAAACGCCATAGTTCATCAGTTATTTTAGGTAATGGCTTGCCGTTCTTTTTGTCTTGTTCTTTACAAAATGCTGCAAACTTCTCCTTATTTTTTTTGCCTCGATTAGAATTTTCCATAGGTAGAATAACAGTCATCACACAATAAATCATAATTGCCTTGGTACCTTGTTGCCAAGTCTAATGTTAGCCTTGTTGTTGTACCCATTGCAAAGCCTGTAGTAAACACCCTACGTCTTGGGTATACGGTATCAACTCCACTGCCCGGATTAAAGTATAACGGGTATAGTGTACTATTTTGAATAAGGTAGTTAACCAACTTTTCCGCATAGCTTTCCGAGCGTTCCTGATACTTGCCGATAATGTTAGCCATATCGCCCATACTTGGCATAACCGATGCTTCGCCTGTTTTATTTACAATTCCTTTATTTGTGTATTTAAAGGATAGGGCTAACGGGCTTTCCGACATAATACGCCATATTAAACAAGGCTGTATATAGTCATTCAGTAACGTTTGGTTTAATCCTGTTACCGTGTTGGCTGTTACTTGGGTTTTTAACTCATTATACAAACCGCTACCAATCAAGTCTTGTATATACAAGTCTTGGATAGAGATTATCTCTGGGCGCAACTGCTTAAAGTCTACGTTATCTGATATGATAGTGTAGTCTTTTAAAGTCTGTTCATCAATAAATATTACTAAGCTCATCGTTTTATAGCTATTACTTGTTGCCAAATGTGCCTACAATAAGGCGTTGCTGTATCTGTTCCTTTCTTAGTGTACCAACCTCCACGTTCAGTCCATACATCACGCCCTACTTGTGCGCTGATGAGGTTAATTTCAGCCCTTGTGTATAGCCTATCCAACTCAATTAGTTGGCGGCAAAAATCTCGGCTTGTTGGCAGTATAACATTGCCTTGCACTCTTGGTGCTTTAGCGTATTGATACCTAACTACAATTTCGGCTTTAGGTGTTTCGGGTTTTAGTACGTTAATACGCCCACCGTCAATCTCAATAATAGAGTTAGCCGCAAGAGTATCAATCATTTTTACCAACGCATCAATCTTAATCTTAACCGCCTTAGCTAAGTCAGGTAGAGGTATCTCTGGGTTTGTTCGTAGTATATCAACTACTTGCTTTTCTTTCTCTGTAAGGTCAGCAAATGCTGCCCTAATAAACTCATTCTCTCCTTGCTCTGCTTCGCTATCGTTATGGAACTTTCTAACCCTTGTTGATACTATGTTGTAATCGGCTGCGGGTTTACCGCAATTAGCAAATAGGCTTATTACCTTGCTTGTAGCATCATCAGCCGACATCTGTACAGGAATAGCAATAGGCTCTAAACCTATTCTTTCCCTTAACTCATCACGGGTTAATATTTGCGTTAATATTTGTTCCGAATAAACAACCTCAAGCGGTGCAAATTCTTTTATATCTACCTCTCCACCTATCCCAGTTAACTGCAATGCAAAGTTCCAATTATCCTCCATTGCTTTTTGCCTTGTCTGTACATAAGTCTTTTTAAACAACTCATATTTAAGGTCGGTAGCGTTCCTATCTCCTAATGCCCCCTCTGTTGGTATGCCAAATAACTCAGGGCTTGGTATCTTATGCCCCGAATAGATCTCCTGTTGTATTTGTTTGTTTAACTCTAAAAACTGTTTATCAAGGTCGGATGGTGTTAGGGTTACAACCGTTGGGGGTTGCACGTTAGGTGGGCTAAAAGAAATTAGTGTTCTGCCAGTATTGTTAGTACCGGCAAACTTATTATTAAATTGTGCTTCAATATTATTTTTAGCCTCCTCTGTTGGCTCTCCGTTATGAAATGAAATTAAGGTACTACCTACAAAACCATTCTTTAGGTTGTTGAGGTGAAAGTTAGCAACCTCCATATCCATATTGATATACGGTACTGCACCAACATAATCAGGCAATGGATATACATCAGGCTCGTTGCCCATCTTAGGGCGGTACAACTTATAAGCGTACATCTTAACGCCTTTGTTTATACCATTGTAAGCCTGTACTGTTTCAACATCCCTTGCAGCTAATCGGGTTGACTTCTCCCACTTATCCGATATGTAATATTCCGAACAATCATTATTAGTCCTTACCTTTGCAAATGGTATGTGCGTAATGTATTTTAATCTACCTACACGGTCAAAGATAAACTTCCAATAAAACCCACCAAATACCTCCAAGTCCATTACCGACTTATACTGCACATCTTCTGCCGTTTCGTATGGGTTAACTAAATCTAAATAGGCATTAACACTATCAGCGTTAACACTATCTTTTTTAGCATCTATACCTTTGCCTGTTATGTATTGTACTTTGCCTGTTATAATAGCGTTATGCTTTGCCGAACCATTAAGCAAGGCAACAAGGTAATCGGGATATGTGTTACCCTCCCCAAATAATACCCAGGGCTTTGTGCTATCATGGTTTTTTACCTCCTTAAATACAGGAGGCGCACTATTTATCAGCTTTACTACTATCAAATTATTATCCTCCATAAACCGCAGTTGTTACTGTTCTTGTGTATTGTGTGTCGGTGGTTGCCGTTCCTATTACTTTTACCATTCCGCTTTCAACTATTGTCTTTCCTGTTGGGCTTAGGTTGGTAGCACTTGCTTGTTCGTATACATTGTAAGTCCACTCGCCTGTTGTTGCCAATGTTACTTGCCCGGCTATCGGGTTAGGTGTTGCTGTTTCTGTTATAGTAAACTGATTAAACCTATCTAAGTATTGGCTTAGGTCTACAGGCTGTATGCAATACTTCTTTTCTCCGCTTGCTTTGCTTATCCATTCCCATAAGTAGTAAGCGTTGGCAATAGTTGTCTTCTCCTTTAGAGTTACCGTAACTATGTTGCTTTGCCCTTTATTTATAACTACCATACTTATAATACCATAAAATTCAATTTTGTGCCAAAAAAAAGCCCCGCACATTGGCGAGGCTCTTTTTAACCGCTACAAACACTTATGAAATCAAACTGCTTTCTGAACCGGTATACTCAAACCAATCGTTAGGCTCGTTACCGTCAAACACTACGGTGTAACCGTTAAGGTCTCCCATCGCTGTTCCTGTAACTGCTGTTGAGGTTGTAACCATTAGACCTTTTTGTTTGCCGCAAATCCATAGTTTACCGTTGTTATCTTTTACGATAATAACTAACCTGTTTTTAGCTAAGGCAACAATCTTGTCGCGGGTTTGGTAGGTTAACTTTTGGAAGATAGCCGACACTTGTTGTGCAAAGAAAACAGTTCCGTTAGGGCGGCTGCCTGTTAGCACACTTTGAGCCATTGAGTTTTCCTCCTCAAGTTCATATTTGTAGAACACGCCCGACTTAGTAATAGCCGATACTGTTCCACTTGCTTCTGTATAGGCTGTAACATTAGCGGTAGTGTTAATGTAGAGGGTTTGTATACCCCCTACACTATCACGACAATCTAATGCAAAGCCCTGGGTTATAGCGCAAGGCATAGGTTAAGAGTTTGTATATTCAACAATACGATTACCAAAGTAGTACTGAACACCAATTTTGGTTTCAGCTACGAAACGTACTTGGCGAGCCTCACGAGCATAGAACAATTCAAATTGCTCTTCTTCGTTAAGTAAGTCAGTGCCGATAACAAAGTTACCGTTTTCACCAAACTCACCTGCTATAATACGATTTGTTCCGTTTAAGCCAGGTACGCCTACTAAGGTGTACATAGAGTTTTCAACTTTCATCTCGTAACCTACTGCATCACCGAAGTAATGGTAAAGGTTGTCAGCTGCCAGTTTGTTTTGGTATATTTCAAAAGTATCGTAACCACACATAAACTTAACGTTCTCACGACCTTTTACATCAAGGGGTATAAGCGTAATGATGTTTTGTAAGATTGTACGAATGTTAGTAGTGTTGATAGTTGATGGGGTTGCAGATACTACTGATGTGTCAGCATCAATAAGTTTAAGCAAACCATCAAACCTTGAAAGGTAAGGGTAGTTAGCTGCGTTTAAACTTGTATCACCTTGCCATAAAGCAATCTCTTTACGTTTAGCAAAGTTCTGCATAGTGTCATCAACGATGAACTTCTCAAAATCATCTAAGCCCATTGGTGAGCCTGGCTTCAAACCTTTTTGTGTCCATTTAGCCTCAAGGTCTTTAGGACACCACTCAATGTAAACACCAATTTTACCAACTGTTAGTGTACGTTGGGTAAATACGGTATCACCCGATGCGGTAAAACCACACGCTTGAGTTTGCCAAAAGCCCTCTGTTGCTATTTTGTTTAATTTTTCAGCAGACTTTATGCCTACTTGTGAGGCTAATAAGCCTGCTGTTTTACCTTCAAATACTAAAGCGTATTTAAGGGTGTCCATT